CGGATATGGAAGTATTCGCTCGGTAGTTTTTCTGATGACAAGACAGAACCCTATGACAATTACATATGCGGTGTACGTACTATTCTATTTGTCTCTTACCTTGTCACTAATTGTTTTATTGTCAGCGGGGTGATCCGCCATTGGGATGATCGACCTATTTCCAACACAAATTTATCCTCAACAACACACGGATCCTGCAATCATTGAAGAGGTTGATAGTACAATCTCTTACCTAGAGGAGACAGGGGACTGGCAACACAGTTCTTACCTGTCTCCTTATGCTATGCAGGAAACTTTGCACGGCACTCACGCTAAGCAGCACCTCCTACAACTGTTTAAGAAGCATCCGATGCCTAAGTTAGAAACTTTCTTAGGTGAAGCGGTAGAGCATTACGTATCAAATACGAAGCTGCCCGTTCCTGATAGTGCTTCAGCATATATAGAACCATTGAAAGGTGCCTGGACAATATCCCAATCGTGGATAAATGTTTGCCCTAAAGGCAAGGCACAGGTTCGTCATACCCACGCAGGGCATCAGGTATCTGGTGTTTACTATCACCGTACTACACCTGAGATGGGTGGTATCCTATTCTATAATCCCAATCCATATTCTAAAATGTGTATGTTTGGGACAGAGGAAGGGATCTATTTTGAACCGACACCTCAGTCGGTTATACTGTTTCCTTCTTGGTTGGAACACGCCACCGAGAAGAACAACACAGACCTCAATCGTTATTCAATCGCGTTCAACGTACACTTGTATTAATTATGTCAGCACCAAAGAGCACAACTATCTACACCAAACCTGGTTGCCCTTTCTGCACCAAGATCAAAGAGGTTTACAAAATCAAAGGATGGAGTTATCGTGAGTTGGTACTCAATGAGAACTTCACCAGAGACCAGTTCCACGGTCAGTTCGGTGGGTCGGCAACGTTCCCACAACTGATTGTTGATGGTCAATCAACTGGTGGTTGCAATGAGTCCATTTCCGAGTTCAAAAAGAGGGGACTGATTTGACAGTTATGAGTGAGAAAGTAGACGAACTATGTGAGTTGGTTGAACGAGCACTGGATCACGCAATGGAGGGTAGGTTTCTTATGAAGATCTACCCTCATATGTTGAACCAGAAGTTCACTCGTAAAGAGTGTACGTTGTTCATTGAATCATCTACCGCAGCGAACTTGTCTATCACTTGTTATGATCTAGAAAAATACATCAAGGGAGGTGACAAGACGGTCAAAGAAGCGTACGGTTATCTCTCCAAACCTCAGGCACGTAAGGTGTATAAACATCTGTATGGTATGCTTGAAGACGCCTGGAAGTACGAACAAGATCGTCGCCCAGGTAGAAAGAAAAAAACTAAATAGTCTCGAATATACAAGGAGACGACTATCTAGTTTCGTTATGTCACCAAAGTAAAGTAAGGAGGAAGACCGATGTTAATTGCGGTTTATGTTTTCGCTCTGATTGGAGCGTTCCTTCTAGGAGGTATGTTCTTCTGGATGGCAAAGGATTACATTGAGGCGTTCATTGACAACGCAGCGTACTCAAAGGCGATTACGCACCCAGAAATGCTAGATGCAGATGGGAATGTCAATCAAGAAGAACTTCTCTACTTGCGTTTTGATGATGACTCTGGTATTATTGACGATGAAGACGACGACTAACTTATGATCCTGGTCGATATGAATCAGGTGATGATTGCGAACCTTATGGTCTCGCTCAATCAATCTGAGGAACTGCAGGAAGGACTGGTTCGTCATATGGTTCTAAACTCTCTACGGGGATACCGTAAGGAGTTCTACAAAACCTATGGCGAACTTGTTTTATGTTATGACAGTAAGCATTACTGGCGACGTGAAGTCTTCCCGTACTATAAAGGTACAAGGAAGAAAGACCGTGCTAAGTCAAAGCACAACTGGGATAACATCTTTGATCTCCTGAATAAAATCAAAGCAGAGTTCAAAGAGCATCTTCCATACAAGGTTCTTGAGATTGATGGGGCAGAAGCAGATGACATCATTGCTGTGCTGTGTAAGCACCAAGGTCTTGCAAACATCCGCCTACAAAACAATATGCAACCAGCAGTCAAGACATTGATTCTGTCTGGTGACAAAGATTTTATTCAACTCAAGAGGTACGGGTACGTTACTCAGTACAATCCTTGTCTCAAGAAGTACATTGAAGGACTTGATCCTAAACTCTACATTGCAGAACACGTAATGAAGGGTGATAGGAGTGACGGTATCCCAAACTTCTTATCCGATGACTCTTGTTTGGTGGAGGGACGTAGACAAAAACCCCTAGCAAAGGTTAAAATTGCAAGGTGGTCTACAATGTCTCCCGAAGAGTTCTGTTATAGTGATGAAACTATGGAGAACTATCGTCGTAATCAACGCTTGATCGATTTTGACTACATCCCAGAAGAGATCTCCGCTAAGATTATAGATACATATGAGTCTGCAAATCCTCCTAGTAGGAAGCACATCTTTACCTATATGGTAGAGCATCAACTGAATGACTTAGTACATTACGTAAGTGAGTTTTAACAATGGCAATGAAACTATTGATTTCTGAGATCCTTCAGAAGGCACACAATGCCAAGACGAAGGCAGAGAAAGTTCGGATCCTGCGAGAAAATAATAGTCAGGCACTCCGATCCCTGTTCATCTGGAACTATGATGACAGTGTAGAGAGCGTCCTCCCTGAAGGTGAGGTTCCCTACAAACCTAACGATGCCCCCTTGGGCACAGAGCACACTCGTCTGGAGACTGAAGCACGTAAGTTCTTCTACTTCATCAAGGGTGGTGCCGACAATATCCCTGGTATTAAGAAGGAGAATATGTTTCTTCAGATGCTAGAGGGATTGTACAAGGATGAGGCAGAGGTAGTCTGTCTAGTCAAGGATAAAAAACTTCAGAAGAAGTACCGTATCACTCTCGCTGTAGTCAAGGAAGCATTTCCGACGATCAACTGGGGTGGTAGGTCCGCACCGACGAAGTGAAATTTATTAAACAGAACTGCACCCCGCAAGATGCGGATGACAAATCTCTACCAACCACTTGCTTCTTAGTAACATATAAAGATAATGGTATCACGTACTATGATCTGGTTATGGCATCTAAACAAGTAGACATTTTTGATTACTACTACGATAAATATCGTGAAGGGTTTATCACTATGAAGCAAGCAGAAGGTCGAGCAAACCCTAAAGTATGGACCCCACCAAAATGAGTATCTACCAATTCAATCTTAAGAAAGAAGAGGAAGAACAAATCAAAGCGGAACTTGAGCAGGAGGAAACTCCTGAACAGAAAGAGTACGTTACTGCTGAAATGGTTGGTGCCTTTCTCGGCACAGTATTTGCAGCACCTCTAGTCCTTATGCTAACCTGGAACTGGTCTTTGCCAGCACTGTTTGGTATCAAGGCAATCAATTATTTCCAAGCAATTTGCTTGGTTGCTATCGTGAGGATTCTTAAAGGATGAGTAAAGTTTGCCTTATCAGCGTCACTCCTGATGCTGAAAAAACTATGGGGTATGTTGCACGTGTAAGCAACCCCAAGAACCAGGACAACCCTAAGGTTGCTGGTCTATTGAAGTATTGTATTGAGCACGAGCATTGGTCTGTGTTCGAGCAAGCATTTATGACGCTTGAGATCAATACATCACGGGCAATCGGAGCTCAAATTTTGAGGCACCGTAGCTTCACATATCAAGAGTTTTCCCAGCGGTATGCTGATGCAGGACTTTTGATGGGTAATGAGATTCCTGTACCTGATCTGAGACTGCAGGACACTAAGAACAGGCAGAACTCTATCGATGCTGTTGATGCAGACACGAAGAAGTTCTTGCAGGGTCGCATTCATCAATACTTCTATGAAGGTATGGACTTGTACAATGAACTTCTTCGTGAGGGAATCGCAAAGGAGTGTGCAAGAATGGTGCTTCCCCTCGCCGTACCGACAAGAATGATGATGACAGGATCAGTTCGCTCGTGGATCCATTATATTAATCTACGTACTGGTCACGGCACACAGAAAGAGCATATGCAAATCGCAGAACTCTGTAAAAAACATTTCGTTTGTCAGTTCCCCATCGTTTCAGAGGCACTTGGTTGGTGTCCACCTGAAGAAGAATGTGGTTGTCCTGATGAATACGATGACCTTCAACCTTGTCTGAGGATTGATTAATGATTCCATCCTATCTCATCGGTTTCTACGTCACGGCAATACTCGCTGCAGTATTTCTTGCAGCGTTTGGTCCTGATGGTGTGGAACGATTATCTATGTGGATCTCAATGGAGATTCGCTATGCTTTTCTGAAGATGAGAATGAAATGGATGGAGATCAAACTTAAACGAGACCTAGATAGGATACGTAAAGAAATCGAACACGAACGGATGAAAGACTAATGCCAACCTACGAATGGATTAACAAAGAGACTGGCGAGATCACATCAAATTATATGTCGATCGCTGCTCTCGATAAATACAAAGAAGAGCACCCTGAATTGGAACGATACTTTGGCAATCAAAATGTTGCCACTGTATATGGAAAACCAAAACAGTCCGATGGATTTAAGCAAGTGATGCAGAAAATCCAGTCAGCCCATCCTGGTGCAAACCTTAGCCGATTTACTTGATTATGCCGCCAAGAAAGCGAAAGACACCTGTTCCCTCTGGTATGACAGCGAAACAGATGAGACGAAAAAAACCAATCAATATGGATCACCTCAAGGTGATCGAACCTCTCACTGATAATCAGGAGAGAGTGTTCACATCATATGCTGAAGGCAAACACTTGGTCTTGCACGGTGCCGCTGGTACTGGTAAGACATTCATCAGTCTGTATCTTGCATTGAAAGACGTACTAGAACCATCCTCTCCTTATGAGAAGGTGTATATGGTTCGCTCTCTTGTGCCTACTAGGGAGATTGGTTTCCTTCCTGGAGACCACGAAGACAAGAGTAACTTGTACCAGATTCCCTATAAGAATATGGTCAAGTATATGTTCCAGATGCCTGACGATGCAGCATTTGATATGTTGTACGACAATCTGAGAGCACAAGAAACTATCTCGTTCTGGTCCACATCCTTCATCCGTGGTACTACTTTGGATGATTGTATTGTTATTGTTGATGAGTTCAGTAACTTGAACTTTCACGAACTTGATAGTATCATTACACGTATCGGACAGAATTCTAAGATCATCTTCAGTGGTGACTACACCCAGTCCGATCTGGTCAAGAGTAACGAGAAGAACGGAGTCCTTGACTTTATGAGGATCCTCAACACGATGCCATCATTCGACTGCGTTGAGTTTGGTATTGAAGACATCGTACGTTCTGGTCTTGTACGTGAATACTTGGTCAGCAAAATTAATCTAGGATTTTAATTATGTTCAAAATGGTGGGACCTCCAGTCCCGCTAACTGAGTTGAACGCTGTCACAAAGACCAGCGGAATGCGACTCTATGAAGTTAGTGAAGGTAGATGGTACCCATCCATCACCACAATTACAAGTCACAAGAAGAAAGACTCGATCCTCAAGTGGAGAAAGCGTGTTGGCGAAGAAAAAGCTAACAAGATTTCATCACAAGCATCTAATCGTGGCAATAAATTCCACGGTATGGTAGAATGTTATTTGAAGAACGAAGGTCTACCTAAAGATGAAACGCATCCTCTTGCTTCTTATCTTTTTAGGTCTGCCATTGAGACGCTGGATAGGATCAACAACATTCACTTGTTGGAAGCTCCTCTCTTCAGTGATCATCTTCGCATTGCTGGTCGTGTTGACTGCATAGCAGAGTTTGATGGTGAACTTGCTGTCATTGACTTCAAGACATCAACAAAACCCAAGCAGGAATCCTGGATCGAAAATTACTTTGTACAAGAAGCAGCGTATGCTGCAATGTATTATGAACGTTGTGGCGTTGAAGTACAGAAAGTTGTAACTATCATCGCCGTCGAAGACGGTACGATGCAAGTGATTGAGAAACGGAATTTGAATGAGTTGTATAAACTTCTGCAAGAATACATTCACGACTTTAATACCTCTTACAGATGAAAGAATTCCAAGACAAATTTATGACGCAATCGAAATTCTCCTCTCTTGTAGAGGATGTGGTGAAGAATAGTAATGGACTCGTGAACTACATCGATGCTGTCGTAGTTGTCTGTGATGAGTACGAGATCGAAGTCGAGACCGTCAACAAACTTATCTCCCGTCCTCTCAAAGACAAGATCAAATACAACGCTCAACAACTCAACTATGTAAAGAAAACATCGAGAGGAGTGCTCCCACTATGAGCGAACCGTTTTACCATTCAGAAGTAGTACGTCAGGAATTGCACGATATGCAGTCCCTGTACAAGGATCTCTACGACATCTCCATCAGATTTCCATTGATGAGTCAACAGGAGAAGAGAGATCATCTTGAGAAGACTATGGAATTGGTTGCCAAACAGAAGGTCTTCTATGCTAGACTGTCTCTGATGTCATTGGAGGACAAGGAAGCAGCAGACCTCAAGATACGTATTGACCAGATGACCGCACTGTATAGTGGTGGTCAAGGCATCAACGATGTCCTGGAAAATATGTCCAAGCGCCTCAAGTCCTGGAGAAAAGAACTTGACAGTGCTAAATAATCCTGTTACCCTTATTGGGTAGTACACAACACACAACACACTACAAAAGACTAATTATGTCATTCGCATCGCTTAAGAAATCCTCTGGTTCCAATCTCGGCAAACTTACCAAGCAGTTGGAGAAACTCAACAGCAACGGTAAGCAATCTGACGAGCGTCTCTGGAAACCTGGGGTTGACAAATCTGGAAACGGGTTTGCCATCATTCGCTTTCTCCCCGCTCAGGGTGACAGCGACCTGCCTTGGGCACAGGTCTGGAGTCACGCATTCCAAGGACCAGGTGGTTGGTTGATCGAGAACTGCCCGACAACCAAAGGAGAGAAGTGCCCTGTGTGCGCTCACAACAGTACGTTGTGGAATGCTGGTCGCGAGTCCGATAAGGATGTCGCACGTAAGCAAAAGCGCAAACTGTCCTACTATGCAAACATTTATGTCGCTAAAGACCCTCTGAATCCAGAGAACGAAGGTAAAGTCTTCTTGTATAAGTTCGGTAAGCGTATCTTTGATAAGATTACCGCTCGTATGCAACCAGACGAGAATGATTATGATCCGCAACCCGCTATTGACCCGTTCGATCTTTGGACTGGTGCTGATTTCAAACTGAAGATCAAGCAGGTTGCAGGTTACTGGAACTACGACGACTCTACCTTTGCTGCCCCTGGTACGTTGGGTGGATACGACGACGAGCGCCTGGAGGAAGTGTACAACAGTACATATTCCCTCAAGGAGTTCACTGATGACTCAAACTTCAAGAACTACGACGAACTGGATACACGACTCCAGACTGTCCTTGGCAAGTCTGTTCAACCTCGTGTGGTTGACGAGTCGCTGGAAGATGAGTCCGAAGGACGTGGAAACTTCAACTCCCCTGACATCACTGGATCTAACAGTCCAGCGTGGACAGAGGACGTTGACACGTTCGCAAAGGCAAAAGCTTCTGCACCTGCAGGAGTTGCTGAAGAAGACGACGC